AGCGTGAAGGCTATGGACAACGTAAATATCACTGCCGCCTTGCAGGACAACGTTCGAGGGGGCTGCTGTTGCTGTCATGAAAGCGCGATTTTCGCTTTTAACCTGTACTATCATCCGCACACCTCCATAAGCCTAAAAGGCTGGGGAAGTGTAGCGTGATAAGTTGTGGAAGCGGTCTTAAAAACAAGCTCCCACATATAATTGCCCGCTTCCACATTTGCGGTAGCGGTCGCAGGAATATTTACGACTGCTCTATTGCTGCTTTCGGGAGCGGTCGCCTGAACATTGATGCCGCAGGTCGAGACAAAATACACTGTTTCGCCTTTGCCGATTAGACGCGGGTCTTTGTCGGATGACATCAGGGTAAAAGAGATAGACGCATCGTCGCCTTTGGACAACGCTATGTTGTTGCCGTCAATTATCAGCATCTGTCTCACCGCCTTCGCCTTCATCGATTGTGATTTTAATGTTTGTGTTAGCGCCTAAATCAATCTTCTCGACGCCGCTGTAATTAAGGCCGTCAAGCACGTATTTAACAGCCCACGCCTTGCCGTCCAGCACTTCATTTTCTAACTGCTCTATTGCGGCCGCGCGCAGACACTCGAATCGGCGGTCGCACTCTTCGCGGTAAGTCTGCATCCATGCTTCATTTTTGCGATAGTCGCAGAAAGTGGTTACATCCACATTAGCTTTTTCCGCAATCTCGCCGAGGGGCAGTAGCGGATTGTTTAGCCACACTTCCAGCACTTGTTCCATGCGGTGCTGCTGGGAAGCATCGCGTGCCCCCCAGCGAAGTTTGCCGTTAAACTTTTGATATGCCATTAAATCACCTCTTCATTTTGCATCTCTGGATGTTTAATATTATATATTGTATTTTTGACGAGCTGAAACGCTCTTAGAAAGTCATTTACAGCCAACGTGCCAGCTCCGCTCTTGTACGCTCTCACTGCGTTGTCCACAGCCCCACAAGACGGGAATACAGCATAGACATAGCCGCTTTCGTCGTCCGTCCTAAAATCAGGAACAAGATTAGTTGTTGCAATAACGTAGGCCATTGCGTTCCTGCTATAAAGTCTTTTTTCAGTTTGTTGCATTTCCATCGTTGTCCATCTCCTTATTTTTGTAATAGTTTTCCTCGAAATATGGCCACGCGGCCACACCTGCCGCCAGTACAGGCGAAAGCGGAACCGCCAACGCCAACGCAACAAACGCTGCTGCAAGTAAGATGATAGTGGCAAGCAGGGCTGTAATGTATTCGATAATCGTTTTTAGGATTTTCATTTTTTATCCACCTCTTCAAAATCTTTTATTTTCTCTTCTGGTGTTCCAGCAGGAACGTGTAAGAAGGTCTTACAATCTGGACAATAATAAATGTCGTCGTAAATCGTGTAATAGTCATCTTCCCATTTGCCAACGCCGTCAATGTACTGCCAGTTGTGTTTACAAGTGTTTTTCATGTCTAATCACTCCTATATTATATCATATTAAATAACTTTTGTCAAGCTTAAACGCGTCATAGCGTTAAAATATCTCAAAATAATGTGGATTGCCGTTAAAAGGATATTGCCGATAGTCTATACCCAACGTCTTAATATCGTTGATGGGAAGCCAATAACAACTGCCGTATTGTGTCCAGTCTTTTTTCAACTTGTTCTCATGGCAGAGCCGCCGTATATCTTCCAGCTTAAAAACATAAAGTTGCGGAAATTGCTTAAATGGCACTGCCACACATAAATAGGTTGCTTTGCTGTACTGTATGCAGCCTTGTCCATCATGTGAAGGCTTGTATTGTGTCCACTCCAGATAAATGCGACCGCTTTTTGCGGCCGTCATGTCATGTTTTAATTCGGCTGTTATGCGCCAGTCATAGCGGAAAACAAAATCAATGTCGTAAGGCCAATATTGCGGGTCTTTGCTCACGTTGATAAAAGCGGGAAACTGTGTGCTGTATGTTGTCTCTGCATCTTCACCTTTTGCCTTTGCGGCCAACCAATTACTGTATGTATCTCTGTATTCCATGTCTCCTTTCCTCCAAAAATTAAATTGATGAAGGAACACGTTTGATTGTGTCCCCTCATCAAGTATGTAGCGGCCTGTCTTACTTGTAGTCGCTAATTCAAGATTTTTTTATTTTCTCTATGGCACAAAAAGGAAGTCTCTTGTCAACCCCCTACATGATGTATGTAGTGGGACAAAGGGTAGGTAGTCGCTAATTCAGGATTTTTTTCAATTTTTTAGTCTCTGGCCAACGCAGTATTAAGCGAAATGATATTCGTCCGCCTCGGGTATGGGGTAGTTTGCGAATACATAGACTTTTGCGCCCTGTTCTCTTAGCGCTCTTGCGCGTCCGCTGGCCTGAGAAAGGAAAAATTGTAGTCTTTCGAGCTGCACTTCCTGCATTGTTGCATTTTCAAACGTGTGTATCTTACATATCTGGCCGTTTATCTCTCGCTTAATCAGTGTACGGTTAGGGCTTTGTATGTCGTTCGGCGCGATGTAATCATAATAGATATTGTTGTAATATTCTGCTGGCATATCAAACTTGCCCGCGATAATACACGTCTTGCCCTTCAACGCGTCGATTCCAGCATTGTTTGCGAGGTGCATAGGCGTATAAGTGCCATCTGCGGCCTGTATCTCAAACGTGCGGAAGCCTGCATCAATCCATTTCGATATGGAGTTTTTAAAGCTGATTACATATGCTTTTTCTCTTTCATCTTCTGGGATTTTAGATTTTACATAGTTTATCAAGTCATCGACGTTGGCCATATCCTTACCTTTTGCGCCGCTAACGCCCAGATACTGGATTACCTTACCTTTGTTTTCGCAGAGTGGAGTTTCCACTATCTCATCGATTTTATTGCCGATTAACAGGGATAGATAATTGTTCAGCGGAGTAGCGGTCATAAGTTTCAGCGGTACATTTGTGTCAAACAGGTGGCTTACACGTGTCGCTCTAATTTCTCCCAGATTGTGCAGTCTGGCGTGCCATTTGCCTTCGGCCAACGTCAGTAAGCCGTCTACAAGTGGAAGCTGATTGATTAGATAATCCTCGACCCTGAAAGTTTGTAGCATCTCCTGTATGGGCCTAATATCCACTCTTTGACCTGGAATGCTGCCCAGTTCGCCGAAACACTTATCTGCTTCCTCGTCAAGGCTTGTGGGTGTATCCAACCCGCAGTAAGCAGCTACTTGCTTCCATTGTTCGCGGCTGATGATTACTTCGTCCGTAAGGATTTGTTCGATATTTTCGTCGACTATGATTGCATCAAGTCCGCATCCGTCCAGATTACCCAACCTCAAAAGCAGTTGATGGGTAATGCCATAAATGCCTTTCACGTGTGGATTTTTAATCGCTTTAATAATCTCGGCCCTTTGTGGATTGTAATTTTCTGCCTTGCCGCCCATTTGCATGATTAGCTCTTGCCACTCTGTGTATGTGCCTTTCGGTGGGACTTGCAGCTCTATACCTTTTGCATCCCACAATTTGCCCTTAACTTCCCATAGTAAGTTGTAGGTAGGAGCGGCATAGATTACTTTCTTATCGCCGGAACACCAGTCAATAAAATATTTTGTCTTTCCGCTTCCCACTGGGCAAACAATGTACTCGGTTTTAGGACTTGATAGATGTTCTGGAATGGTAGCCATAGCCTTATCCAGCTCTGCCAGTGATACACGATGCAGATTATTCGGCACAATAACCTCAGCAGCTTTGAGCCACTCGACAACGCTCATGGTGTTGCCGCAACAAATACGGTAGGCCGCAAGACTGGACTGCCGCAGCTTTTCGACGATTTGCTCGCGGGTTAGACTGTGCGCTTTATAAGTCTCGTCGTTATAATACTTCCAAATTGTATCTGCTATTGATATGCGGTTAGTGTGGTATTTTAGACTTTTTAGATTTGTCCAAAGCATCAGCCTATTATCATAGTTGAGATATTCGCCATCACACCACTTGCGCCATAGCGGACAAACGCCTTTTAATTGCTCTTCCCATGTGCCGTTTTCTTCCACATAGTAAGCACCATCGTCTGCGCACTCTTCCTGAATCCACTTTGCTACCTTCTTGTTTTTCTTCGCGTCTTTTGCCGCCATGCCCTCATCCATCTTGTAAGACATTTCCACGCCCCCGAAGGCGCTGGTCAACGTCGGATACTCGTTGATTACTACAACGGGCATTTTAGTAGCAAACCATAGTCTACTGGGGTTCTTACATGATTTATCCGCATCAGGAAAAAAGTGCATCAGTGCGAGCAGTTTGTCGCGTGCATCTTTTGCGGTAATGGCTTCTTCCAGACACCACACAAGCCTGAATCTATATTTACCGCTGTCAGGCTGATGCGAATAACTGTAATATAGGATGTTAGGTTCAATGCCGCTCAATCTGGCCTGTTCAACGTAATCTTCTGGCGGTATTTCTACGTCGTCAAAGTCCATTGCAAGTGTATAGGTTTTTGTGGCGTTGGATTCATTAAATGTGTTCTTTTTTTTATGTAGGCAAGCTCTCCATGCGTGGCCTTCTTCAATCAGCTTTGCAAACTGATTTATATCCACATTGCGGAGATAGTCGTAGTTAGCTGTAAATTGCAGAGACGTGATAGCATCCTTAGGCTTTTCAATGTAGCGGTTCTTCGACATGATAATATCCATGATTTAAGTCCTCCTGATAGTATAAGATTGTTCAAAGGCATTACTCCCTTCATTTATATTGTAGTGGGCTAAAAGACTTTTAGTCTATTTTTCTCACTTAATTTATTTAATTATAACACATAACTAAGTGTTTTGTCAAGTTTCAGCGTATCGTCTAAACTCAAATTTTCTCCCATTTCATCACCTTTCTGATAAATATATATATTTCAGAAAGAGGACGAAATGGGTGATTTTTTCAGTTTTGGCATCAGCCGAAACGGGAAATAGTAAGTTTCATAAAAAATCACTCCTTTGATTGTATTTTATAAGCATTACTCCCTTCATTTCTCAAAATTCTCAAAAAGTACAAAATGGCCATTACTGTTATAAATATATATATTTAACAATGGTGTTCGTTTTGTACTTTTTTGTGTTTTTGCCTTCCATTTAATAAGTGCCATTGTAAATGGAACATAGTCTCTTATCACTGATTTATTTTAATTATATCATAAAACGATATCAAAGTCAAGCTGGAACGCGTCAAAGCGGCAGTGTTTGAGGGTTGGCCAGAGGGATTTCAAGTAAAAGCGCGCATTATACCATAAAAAACAGCTAATGTCAATATATCTTTTTGAAGTTTAACTAAATCTATACACCATGTTCGAGAGATGTGTGATATAGTATTATCTGCTCACCCATTGAGGGCTGTTTATTCACACTTCTACAAGAGGGGGATTGTTCCATGTATAATCAGACTGTCGCTGTTGTCATAAACCACTCTAATTTTGTCTGGGCTGATAAATCAGAAGCCTTGACATACAAGCGCAGGAACTACTATAATAATGTAGAAACAGTCCCCACGCACCTTGACAATCGCACACATACGGAACGAGCGGAAAGGATTTCCTCTATGGATATTACTTCTTTGCCGCTCATCGAATACGTCCGCAAATATTACGCTCGCCGCAAGTTTGACGTGCGGGAAAGCACATACAAAACCCGTCAATATCTAATCAATACAGCGGCTCGGTTCGGCATAATGTCTTTGCAGGTTGGCCAGATTGACATGGATGATATTTATGATTTTCTCGCCGATTTGGTGGAAGATAACCTCTCTCGTGAAACCATCAAAAATGTATACGGCACGATTAAAGCACCTCTGATAGATGCCTTCAATCGCGGACAAATCCCTGTCAATCCTTGCGCAGGTGTCAAAATCCCCGATAAGACGCGCACAGGCGGCAGACATCGAGACACTGTGCCCTACACGCCGAAAGAGCAGGAAGCCATCCGCAAGGTTGCCGCCACGCACAAAAATGACGCATATGCCGCCGTTGAAGTGCTGCTTGAAACAGGTTTGAGGGTGGGCGAGCTGCTCGCCTTGACGTGGGCCGACATTGACTTTGCACGGCATAGCGCCATCATCAATAAAACAATGGTACAAAATGCGAGCCGCAAAAATGCCCATGTGGAGTATTTCACAAAAACGGTTGCTGGTGAGCGTGAAATACCACTATCTAACAGAGCGTTGGCCGTCCTGTCTTATCTCTACACAAAAAACAAAGACAAGGGCTATATATTCGGAAATCGCAACGGTGATTGTCTGGATTATATCGGCTTACGGTTCCACACGAAGAATATTTGCGCTGCCGCTGGCGTAGAATACAAAGCAGAGCACGCATTCCGCCACACTTGCGCGTCTAATATGCGCGCAAAAGGTGCTGATGCGCTTCTCATGGCTGATATTCTTGGCCACGCTAATCCTTCCTTCACTCTCGACATTTATGCACATTTATTCAGCGACAATCTGGCTGAAAAACTGAAAGTTGTGCAATAAATACAAAAGATGGGGCGTATTCCTGTAATTGGAATACACCCCTTTTTGCAACCCTCGGGCGGAAATGTGAAAATCATCCCGATTAAGTGACATTTTTACTTCGTCATAGTACACAATTTAACATAGCTCGTTCTGTAAGTGTGCTGTTTGTTAAGGAAATATGTAGAAAATGGATAAAAATAATCTACACAATGCACAATATTCACTCGTCGTCTAACTTGTGATGTATATCGCTTACATCATTCTTTATTTCGGCCAGTGCCTTACTGATTTCACTCATTTTGGCGCCATACTCTGTCAGCATAGTTTGGTATTTTGCTTCTCTGTCTGCGTTTTCATCCATCACTCTTACAAGCAGTTTATAAAACACAACACCGACACCGATACAAGCCGCCACTGGAAAACCTAATGTTTGAACAATTTGCATTATAACATCCATGATTTACACCTCCTGCACATCAGCAGTGATTTGTGCGTTGGCCAACGCCTGCATCTTTTGCCCGCAGAACACGCCAGCCTTTACTGTGCAGATACCAGTTTTGTGTAGACAACTCCTTGCCTGATTGATTGCCAGCTTGTCCGCCGTATGCTTTTCCATTTTCATCTTGTCTTGCCGACCCTATAATAACAGCCATTGTAATTCACCTCTTAATACACGGCAATCCAGTTTACAGCATTATTGCTCTCGCCAGATACAAGAGTGCAGCCGGTAGCAGTAATATTTTCCACACGGACGCTTGTCTGCTTGCTACCGTTTGCGCAAACGCAAGGCACACCAGCAAATGCACGCGGGAAAGTGATAGTTGTTCCAGACGTGCCCACCGTCGCAGTGCCCTTCTGCACATCCAGATTGCCCCTATGCCATACAATATTACCATTAACCGTCAGCGCTCCACCATTCCACATAGCAAGCACACACTTATCTGTGCCATCGTCTCGAAGAGCAAGAGTGTAGGCATTATTGTCAAGCCAACTATCCATAGCAAGTTTGTTTGTGTTGTACTTGGTGTAGCCGATAACATCACCAGCCACAAGCACAGTTTTACCGCCTATGCCGACTTTGCCATCTGAGAATAAATCCATCTGACATTTCGTTTCGCCAGAAACTCGATATTGAAGCCAAGCAGAAGTATTTCCAGCACCAGTTTCAAAATATCCATTGTCATAGCCTTTATAAGTAAGCACTTGTAGATTTTCTCTCGCGGTTGTCCTGCTCGTCGTTCCCAAACCGCCCTTTGTTAAGGGCAAAACATCAAAAGCAGCTTCTGCGCCGATATTCGCGGGAGTAATGCCGAGATTTGTTCTTGCGGTTGCCGCCGTATTTGCTCCTGTTCCACCCTCAGCGACAGGAAGGACGTTAAAAGATGCAGCCGCGCCGATTGTGGAACGTACAGTAGCAGCGTCTGCGGCCACAATGGAACCGCTTGCATTGACTATTAGCCCCTTATTTGCTTGTCCTGAGATTTTGCCGTCATGTGTGATATTTCCGTGCGTGTGATTGCTTGCGTTGGCCTTCAACGCGTTAATCTGGTTCTGCACTTCTGCGGCAGAGTAAGTAAATACTCGCTCATCTGTCAGTGTGGTAGTGGAACCATTAGCGACAAGCACACTACAAATAGCAAGCTGATTGTCAGACAGCGCTGGTGCGGTTGGCGTTCCTGTTGTGGCCGTGCCTGTAAGAGTGTTCAGGCCGATGACGCGGCTTGCGACATCCAGTTCAATGACAATTCTATCAATTTTTTTTGTAGTGCTTGTCGTTGGTGATAGACTAATGGTTTTCGCTGCTGAATTGTATCCCCACCTGCCATTTACAAAAGCCGCACCTGATTTAATCGTAATGTCAAGGCCGTTGGCAGTTGGCTGAAATTGATTGAGATAATTAGCGGAAATGCCGTTTCCAGTAATTCCCTGAATTAGGCTTGAAAACTCTTCTGACGTATATTGATAAGTGTCCCCACCTGCTTCATCATAGTCAAATAGGCCGTAAAAATCAAAATTAAGCATATTATTACGCCTCCTTCGAGAAAAGTGTAGTAGTATTTTTCTCCATGCGATTTAAGCGTTGAGAAAGTGTGTGCGCATCATAACCGAAATCATATGTCAGTGAGAAAGCATTATTTTCATAAACTTCTGTAATTTTTGTCAACCTCACGGAAAGATTAAGAGGAACGTAAGTGCCTATGTCTCCTAAATCATAACCTGTGCGATATGTATTTAGAAGAAAATTATAAGGCTCCACAAGCAACGTTGTATCTGTTCCATATTCAGCCAGCTTTTCGGTTCCTCTTTGAGGAAGCAGGGAATTATCATCAATGTCTCTCGCATCTACATATAATTCGTTTCTGTTCCAGCCTGAAACACTATCATTGACGTACACAATAGCTCTGTCAACGCCTTCTCCCTGTCCTGCCACAAGAGCACAATTAGCGTTGTGATACAGGCGCTCAATCTCACCACCAGCATTTTCAGTGTCAATGAGAAAGCGGTTATTTGTGCTTTGAGTTGCCGTTCCATCCTTGCCGTGGTAAATATGCCACACAATAGCGTTTCCTTGAACATCCGCATACCAGCCTATTCCATATGTTTCTGCTATTGCCGCAATATCCTCTGCCACAACTCCGAAGCGCCCATCATAGGTGATTTTCGCCGACACTATGCCATCATCGGCAACCGTGCCCGCTATTTTTCTGGAAGCAACAGCAGAAGTTATCTGCGTTGTCAAAATACTTTTGATGATAGTTTCAGGCGCTTCCCGATAGTGAAGATAAGCCTGTCCTTCTGGGGGATACACAATGCGCTTGCTTGCTATACCTTTGAGTTCAACGCCTGAAATGGTATATGTTTCATTTTTTATTTCTGTCTTATTAGTAATTAAGCCCGCTACACCATTATCAGCGCTTATAATATCCGCGTTGACAAGATACTGCGCTCCGCTGGAATAAGGCGAAATCACAATTTGCCACTGGCCAACGCCAGAATAAGAGCGCTCAAAAGAGAAACTATCATAATCCTCTATAATGCCGACAAAAATCAGGCCATCAGGGGCATATTTGAAGCATTTAATCTCTTTATTCACCTCAATTACACCCCCACATAGTAATTCCTGTAATACAGTTCTACTAATGGTTCGCCAGATGTGGCCGAAAATGAAATATTGTTGCGACCGACAGGAAGCGAGAAGAATGTGCTGTTGAGATTTATCAGGTGATAGGCACTTTCAGACGTTCCGTTCGCATGAGTAATAATCACATTTTTCTGCCCATATGCGGTAGTAATTTCCATTTTTTCGCCCGCTTGAATGGTAGTGTCAATTTCGATGAACTCGCCTGTGTTTTCCAGTAAGAGCTTAGGTTTAACAGCATTATCGTGAAACACTGCTCTGATTGGAGAAGCCACATCTCCCACAATGTCAATCGTTGCGCGGTTGCCTTTAACGGCGAATTGAATTGTATCATCAAACTTCATCGGAAACGTCAAACCGCCAACGAAACCAGCCAACGCAACAGCAGTTTCAGCCACATCATAGAAGAATGGATTGTAAGCAGTTAGCTCCATCGAACATTTCGCCATTAGCCCCATTCTATCAATAGAAAGTGGTTGAGTAGGGATACAGGTTATTGATTTTGCCGTGTGGTTATTCTCATATGTCAACACGCCAGCGCCATTGAGCGGATTAAACAATGAACAAATCTCTTGTCTACGTCGATAATAGCTGTCTGCGTTGGCCGCCGTCAAATAGAAATCAATGCTAATCGTCCTCTGTCCCAATGTAAGCCCGCCCATAGTATAGCCGTGTTGTCCATATCCTTTGTAAGTAATGGGTTCAATGTCTGCGCCAGATAGGCCGCTATAACTCTCAATTATCAAGTCGCCTGAATAATCTAATGTCGCGGATTTGCCCGCTACACTATAAGTAAACTGTTCCATTATGCGAACACCTCCGCGAGCTGTTTGTCTAACCGCCTAATCTGCTGTTGTTGTTCGTAAGGAGATAGAGTGCGAGAAGTAAAGTTGTTTGTCTGATTTATGACTGTGTTTCCTCCACGACTGCCAGCATTTGCACGTTGGCCATATCCTGCCAGAGCACCATGAACATCATAATTAGCCGCAAATTGTGGATTAAAAGCGCCTGTAATGTCATCCGAGAAAGACTTGACCTTTCTTAGAACATCATCTTCTTCGTTGTCCAGACCCACATTAAAGCCCTGTGCAAGGTATTCGCCCATTTCTGCCGTCATGGTTGAAGGGGAGTGTATGCCGAAGAAATTTCTAAACCAGCTTTCAACATTCGAGCAAAAGGATGAAATTTTATCTCTAATCCATTGACCCGCATCTGAAATACCGTTCCACAGACCTTCAACAAGATTTGTGCCTATGGATTTGATATTATCGAGACTGAAAATATTAGACATGGTTTCAATAATGCTGTTCCATACGCCTTTTATATTCGAGTATAGAGTAGATGTCCAACCGCTAATACCTGCCCACATATTAGATAGCAGCTCTTTACCTTTTTCCGCAATGGGGCCGAAAAACTCTGTAATTGTGGAAACAAAATCAGAGAGCACAGTTCTCATGCCTTCCACACAGACAGGAATAACGTCCGCGAGACGGCCAACGAGAGAAGTTAGCAGCGCATAGCCTTCATCTTTTATAGTCTGCCAGTTATCCCTAAAATAGTCCACTATGGACTTTATAATATTAGGAATAGCCATAAGGATGTTTTGTATAATAGCAGGCAGATTTGAGACCAGTGAAATTAGCAGTTCAAAGCCCGCTTCCACAATTTGAGGAATGGACGCTATAATAGCCTCAACCAGAGCTGTTATGATTACGGGAACAGCTTCCAGCAGGTCGGGAATAGCGTCAATCAGAGCGCCCGCAAGAGTTGTTATCATCTCTATGCCCGTAGCTACAATAGCAGGCAGATTTTCCGCAAGCCAATAAGTGAGCTGGATTATAATATCAGTTGCGACCTGCACTATCTGCGGCATATTTTCTTCCATGCCTTGCGCCAACGTTGACAATATCTGCATACCACTATTAAGCAATGAGGGAAGTAGCGTCTGAATAGCTGTCAAAATCTGCATGACGGCCTGAAAAGCAACGTCAGTCAATGCAGGTAGGGCAGAGACTATACCATCTACAAGACCTGTTATAAGCGTTATACCGCCGTCTAAAACAAGAGGAAGCAGCTCATTGATTATATCAGGTATCATAGGCAATAATTGTTGTTCAAGAAGAATAATTGCTTCCGTCAGTCTGGGCATGATTGTCTTGACGCTTGCGACTACATTGCTTACGCCTGTCCGCACAGTGGAAACAAAGCCATCAACAAGAGACTCAACGCTCTTACTTGTATCACCCATGCCTGTAAGTAGATTTTGCCATGCCGCTTTGACACTGTTCAGTGAGCCGCTTATCGTGCTGGACGCTTCCATAGCAGTTGTGCCTGTAATGCCATATTCGGTTTGAATTGCGTGAATGGCTTCCGTAATGTCAGCGAAATTAGAAATATCGTATCTCTTGCCGGTCAGCTTTTCAGCATCGCGCAGAAGTCGTTCCATTTCCTCACGCGTGCCGCCGTAGCCCAACGCCAAATTGTCCAGCATGGTAAAATTGCCTTTTGCAAAGCCCTTGTAGGCATTTTGAAGGCTTTCCATACTTGTACCCATCTTATTAGCGTTGTCGGCCATGTCAACCATTGCCATATTAGACATTTCTGCTGCTGCTTTTGTATCGCCGCCGAGAGATTGTAGCATAGAAGCGGAAAAGCCTATTGTTGTATTGAGATAATCATTTGCTGATTGACCTGTCGTTAAAAATGCTTCGTCTGCATATTTGAGTATCAAGTCCGCATTTTCGCCGTAAAGTGTCTCAATGCCGCCGACATATTGTTCGTAATCCGCATAGCTTGACAGTGCATCCTTGCCCAGTTTAGCGTAGGCCGCTGTTCCAGCAGCCACAGCCGCAACAACAGCTTTACCCGCAGTCGCAAGTCCTTTTCCGATTGTTTTGCCTATGCCATCAGATTTTTTTGCGACTTTATCCATCTCTTTTTGAGCTTGTGCGCTGTCTGCGACTATGTTGATAGAGAGGGTAGCTAAATCCAGATTAGCCATTTGTGTTCACCTCTTTTTCAAAGTCTTTCAACCCCTCCAAATCTATATCAGTAGTGTTCAGGCGCTTGCACTTCTCTAAATACTCCCTACCTTCTTCCGATTGATTTAATTCATCCACATAATCATTTTTAGCCATGGCAAGGAACAAATCACAAGGAAGCTGCATTGCCTGAAAATAATTAAGACCGCTATAATGTATGACCCTTCGGACAACAGGCAATATTTCGGCGTTGGCAGTAGACTTCTTTTCCGTTGAGGGCATAGTAGGCGGCATTAAGTAGGGTTTGCAGTAATGTTATTCGCCCACCTGAAATAACCTTGTAGCAGACAGTTAATTTGTTCCACGGCGAGCTGGCCAACGTCAGAAACAGAGAATGTAATGCCGTCAATGTTGCTGTTCAGAATAGCCGCCGCCATATCGACAATGAGTGTTATGTCGTTGGGTTGAGCCTGCATTTTATCTTTGAAAGCTGTAATGTTGACCAGCATTGCATAGGTAGGCTTGGGAATGTGGATAAGTGTGCCGTCTGGCATGGTAGTGTCCAGTGTTTCGGATTTGAAAGCGGAAAGGTCGAGAATGTTATTAGACATAATTAAAGTCCTCCTTAAACGAAAATAGGGGAAAGCGGATTGCTGTCTGCCTTCCCCCATAATTGAAATTTGGGTGTTTTCGTCCTCTTTCTGAGAAATATATATCTTTCAGAAAGGTGATAAAATAACCCATTTTTGCAGTTTAGGCCGTAGCCGTCTCTTCCTCGATGATTACCAGAGTACCGTTGTTATCACTGCCAGCGACAGCCACAAACTCAGCGTCAATTTGTGTCGCTTCATCGGTCTTAAATCCGATGGACAGACCGCCGTCATTAGTCGCAATCATAGAGACAGTGATTTTCTTGCCGTCAGATTTTGTGTGTACAAAAGCAAGAGCAACCTTATCAATTTCACGACCTTCTGGCCCGCCGAGTTTAAGAGTATTTTTGCCTGTCGCTGTGGTATAAGTAGCGTTACCCGCAATAGTGCCGAGAGCTTGCAGGTCAAAGGTAATTAGTCCAGTGGTAAACTTCACTTCTTCGGAAGTAATGAAACGCTTCTGCACAACCTTTAAGTCATCGAAAATATCAGCCTTTTCAGCCGTATAGGACAGTTGAGCACCGCCCTTAATCAGGCCGATTTGATTGTCTTCCACGCATAGAGTAGTGGTGTCAAGTGTATCGGAAGCGGACATCTTTTTCATGTAGAGTTTGCCGCTGCCGAGAATAATGTTCTTCGAGACTGCCATGTATTAAACACCTCTTTTTAGAATGTCAAAATATAGTATGCGGTGCTGCATCTGACGAGCGTCATCATATAATGTCCCGCCGCCATTCGCCGCGACCTGTAAAATATCATCTGTCAGGGGAGTGTCCCCGAATGTAAGTATAGTGGATTTGATAATCTCTTCCCGCTTCAAGGTTTTTGCCGATGTGGGCGCTATAATTGTGATTTGTAGTCTTATTTTCTGCACGCCATCAGACTGAGAAAAAGTGTGATAATCATAGATAACACATTCGCCTGTATCTGTTGTGCGTTGGCCATAGACTGGACAATCAAGCGCCTTAATGAGCATTGAAATCATTTCATTCATTTTTTAATCAACCCCATAAAATAAGTAATTATCTCCTGCGACTTGGCTTCAACAGCCTCCTCTAAAAAGGGCTGAGGATGATTACCGTATGTACGATGCAGCTTGCCGTCTTTTTCACTGTAATAATACCACGGCACATCTTTTCGACCGTTGCCCTCTTTCGCGTGGATGCCGGTACCATTGTGGACATAAGGCGCGTAATCTACTGTTGTCCCTACAATACCCCTTGTGGTATCACTGTCTTGTTGCACATCAAAAGTAATAGACCGTCTTAATTCACCAGTGTCAATAGGGCATCTTGCTTTTGCTTCCGCTTCGACTGCCGCACAAGCCTGAGACATACAATCTTCGAGTTTGTCAGGCATATTCTTTTTTAGCTCTTTTAGGGATTTTTGCAACATTGCGTCATCCCATTCAATCCGCATAAGCTTGTTCCTCACTCAAAAAAACTTGATTGAAGCGACCTGCAATAATGTAGGTGACGGTGTAAGTGTGTCCATCACACATTATTTTATCGCCTATTGATGTGCGGTTGTCCGTAGTCAGCCCTAAATGAGTGCTGGAAGTGGTTAAAACATTATTTGTACTGTTATAATTACCTTGAATCGCGCTAATGGCGATTGAGATGTTGGCCAACGTCGGAGAATAGGACACAATCTGTTCCCCCAGCTCGTCAACCTTCACCGTTCGCCGCATCAGTGTAGCCGTTTTCATATGTCTATTCATAGCATTTTCACCTTGCGCCAGCGATTGAGCGATTTAATGAGCTGGGGCGGGTAGTTTGCAATGCTTTCGGACACTCCACTAAAAGAAGTAGAAGCATAGCCCTCTTGCCCCATCAGATTATATTTAACCACACACATATCAATGATTGTTGCGTTGGCCAGAGTCGGCACATCGTCGCGGTTGCAGTAGGCACAAAATTCATCTTGTGACTGAGAAATCAGAAGAAGCAGGAGATTATCTTTACTTGTATCATCAATAGGTATATTCAAATAAAGTTTAATTTTATCAATCAATTCCATTTTTTCACCCCCCATGGAAGGGGGAAGGAGAATAACCTTCCCCTTATTAAGACGCGGCCTCAGTAATCTTAACGGCCTTAGTCGCATCAGTCAGAGCCACAATATAATAGGCGCGCAGGAACATATTATTAGTGCGAGTGTCCTCAATGCGCTCAGTGGCGGCTTCCACATCCTGTTTTAAGAAGCAGGTGACAGCATCTTTCGTCATCAGATAAGCGCAGCCGCTAATCTTCTTAGAAAGCACAACACGCACGCCGCAGACAGAACCAACTTCGCCGCCATAAACAACTTCGCCAGCGCGAGCAGCGATATAGTTGCTGTCCTTGCGAAGCTGTGCCAGATAATCAGGACCGACAAGCAGGAATAGTTCGCTTTCGTTTTCAAGCTCCATCTCGGCAATAGCATCAACAACCGTGGTATAACCAAACTTGCCGCCCTTGGTGAAATTGACAACGGGAACAAGAGCGTGAGGAGTAGGCGTAGCGCCGTCAGTAGTGGCCAGAGCAGTTAGGAAATCATCAAACATCTTATTCGCCATCGCCTTAGCCGCGCCATCAACAGCATAGCCGAGAATTTTATCATCTTTCATAATCTGCTCATCAGTATAGGTAAACTTCTGCTGGTTAGTCTTCACACGGTAATCAGTGCCGACGTAGGCGATAGACGAAGTTTGCGTATTACCTGCACCTTCGGCCAGCTCCTGAACGTTGCCAGTGTAGGTATAGGCGTTGATAGTACGGACTTGACCAGGCTTTTCAGCAAGCTCAGTATCAATAGTCATTAGATTACGAGCAGAAATAATAGTATTAAGCACTTCTTTAGCATAAGAAGAAATCACTTTGTTATCAAATACAGTGTTTGCCATTTTATAAGCACCTCTTAATTACTTAGTTTATTATAAAGTTCGGGGTTAGTATTGTACAGTCTATTCCTCTCAGACAATGAGAGAGAATGAAACTTATCTCTTGTCATAGTAGTATTGTCTCCTGTGCCGACAACGGGATTGTTTGTAGCCAGCCTCTTTTTCACTTCTGCCGCAACGGCTTCCCTGAATAGCTTATCGAGGATATCAATTTTCTGCTGGCTCTCCTCTAAATCATCCGTAATCTGCACAATGTCCGCAAACTGAGCAGAGAGTCCACGCGCTGCCAGTACAGATTTCAGCTCGCTTTTGTTCTTTTCGACTTCAAAGGCGGCAAGCTTCTCTGTAAGCTCTTGAATCCGCATATCTTTTTCCGCGTTGGCTCTTTCGCGCTCATCAAGCTGGGCAAGGGACATTTTTTTCTGGTAGTCTTTTTCTTGTTTTTTAAGTGCAGAAGATACGCGTCTATCTGTTTCGCGTTGGAGCAATTCGCGCACTTCGTCCTCTGTATATGTTTTTGTCTCTTCGACCTGCTGCCCTTCATTTTCAAGTTCAGCGGCATTTTCATTGATATTATTTTCGTTCATATTTGAAACCTCCTAAAAATAGTTGCACAAAGTGCCCCTAAAAAATGAGTTTGTCTACTGCCGCAGACACCCTCAAATATACTGTAATGGTGTTTGATAAAAATAGTCGCTAATGTTCGATATTTTCAAGCAGGTCAACGACAGGTGCAAGACAGCAGACGCAATTAGGATGAGCTGGAAGTGTTGGAGCGTTGGCTAAATCGTAAATCTTGCCATCTCTCTCAGTACAAACAGGACAATCACAATGCCCATTGCCGTGTATCCATTTGACTTTTGTAATGTTAGCTCTTTTATAGCTTTCTTTTGCTGCTTCTGTGGCCACATGGGCGCTTTCTGTGCGGAATAATCTGTCAGCCTTAGAATAAGACACCTTAAAATCATCTCTTATAGCGGCTGTAATCTGTGTTCTACTTTTGCCCAGCACGATATAATCCGCAATGTCCTGTTCCAGACGTTCCGCAAGAGCATTTGTGTTCGTCCATATTCGACTGCTGTAATTCTGCCCGCTCCACGCTGTATCAAGGCTCTGGCGTATCATCCGCGTGGGCAGGAAGCTGAAAGGGCTGTCTACAGCCTTGAAATCGGCAAGATTGGTTTCAAGGATTTCGTCAAACAGCTTCGGCAACAGCTCGTCCAGCAAATCTTTTTGTCTCTGGCCAACGTCCGCACACTGTTGTTGTATGCACTCGCGCAATTTTAAATATTTGCCAGCCGTCCACAACTGCGTGCGCGTTGGCGTGCCGCCTGTTGAAATGTCTAAAAGCAAATCGGCTAAATACCTATCAATCTCTTCTGCTGCTCTCTTCTGCACGGACTTCAATCTTTTTGCGTATGATGCAGCTTCTTTTTCAGCTTTCTCAGCGTTGGCGCGAGTGCGTTGTGCCCAGTAATCGTTATTCGTTGCCATCGTGCATCAACTCACCGTAATTGTCATATCCAGTTTCATCTTCTTTTTGTTTTTTCTCAATTTCCTTCTCAACATCAATATCATAAGGCAGTAAGGCGAGCTGTGTCTCCTTGCTCAGCAGGTGGCCAGCCGAATTGAGTATATTGACAACCTCGCTGCTGTCAACGGGAAGATTGCGCGTAAATGTGATTGATATATCTCTATAATCATAAGCATATCCCATTAGACGCAGAATAGCACAAATTAGTTCAAATCGGCGTTGAAGTCCGCGTCTGAAAAGTGTTTCCTTTGCGCTTGTTTTTGTTTCGAGCCCGAGAAGGCGATAACGAAGTGCTATGCCTGATGTAGTTGCAAATCCATCATCAGTGAGATTCGGAATGCCTGATAGCTGATAAATATCGTTGACAAGGCGGGTTTTTAGGTTTTCTTGTTCTGCGTCATTGGCCTCTTTCGTCAAGAATTTCGCATCGCCTTCGCTATCAACGAGCAGGACGCGATTAGTACGCATATTTTGTATGTCGTCCGTATCTGTGCCCATCATACCAGATAGAAGCAGATAACTATCCGCGAAATAATCCATAGCATCAACGCTATCCGATTGCACAGCATCATACGCGTCAATGAGCGGCATGACAAGCTCGAAATCACCGATTTGCTCATCGTTATTTTGATAAATGGCCACTGGAACCATGCCGAAGTTGTGCGGTTGTCTGTCAACGAGTGTCAACGCACTTTCATCTTGCCTGTATGTGGAAATGTCTGAACGACTGTAAACCTGCACATAAGTTGTATCTACATGAGTGATTATATCTGTGTCAGTCCAGTAGCGCAGGAAATACAGCATTTCGCCGTCCATGTCGGAACAAAAAATGGGAATACAATGGGACGGGTCAAGGGCTTTATAGCGGATTAGGCCGTCATTGTCAATATACAACAGCTCGTAAGCAACACCGCAAATAGAAGCGTATTTAGCCAACGTGCTGTTTTCCGCTGCATCGTCATTGTAGCGAATAATCTGATTGATTTGTTCCATTAGATTATCATCACCGCCTGTATAGGTTATAGGTTTTCCCACAAAATAGCCTACGGCAGTATCGGATAGATGAGTGGCATATGGAGCTGAAACCCTATTACAGGGTTTACTTGCATCGGAATATTGTCTCTGTTTAATCGCAGTATCTCCACGATAGTAGTTAATCAGTTTTTGTTCCCTCGCTTCATCTGCTGCATGAGCGCGAATATAATTGACAATCATCAGCGGCGTAAGCTGGGAATTGTGGTTAAGTCTAAATATTTGCAAATTGTCTCACCTCAGAATAGAAGGTTTTTAGAAATGGAATGAAGTCTATTAGGCTTGTCAACCGCCTGAATGGCATAGCGTAGGGCATCGAGGGCATGGTTAAATGTATCAATGGGCTGATTTGTGTATTCGCCGCTGGATTTGTCTTTCTGCCAGCTATAATTTTGCAGCTCCACGATGGTATTTGTACATCGAGAGTCTACAATAATCTCAAACTGCTGTAGGCGTTGAATGCCCTGCAAAATGCTTCCCTGACCTTTTACAGCAGGTCTTATGCGGGATATGCCCAACCGCTTAATCTCTTCAATAGATTTTTGTTCGGCGCTATCTGCAATGATAATCTCTTTTTGCAGATTTTTGTATTTGATGACGTTGGCTATCTCGTTGTTGAGCATACCCGACTTATACACTTCATCAACAACAAAAATTTTTTTGTTCTCCACATCGGCATACGCCACAATCAGCGCGGACGGGTCATTAACATAGCCGAAGTCCAGTCCTACAATTAGTGTGCCCGATGGAGTGTCGTTGTCCGTAGACTGCCGCCAATGGGGATAAATTAGTTTGTCGAGCGCACAAAACTCTCCCAATGCATAAATGCGGAAGTAAGTAGGATTTGTCTTCTCCATTGCTTTCAGGGCATCAATGTATTGTTGCGGCAAAAAATTATTGTCCTTATAAGTAGTATGCAGCACAAAAGTATCAGGTGGACTCTCGCCAACGAAGAAATGATTATAAACCCAGTTAGCCTTTGATACGGGATTAAAAGTACAATACATTTGTAGATTACCAGCTCTTGCACGAAGACGCAAATCAAGCTGTGTATAGTCGTCGTAGGCCAGTTCGGTGGCTTCCTCACACCATATGTCTGTAATGCCGGTGATAGACTTTATTTTTTCCCCGTCGTCCAGCCCCTTGAACAGTACAATAGAGCCGTTAGGGAAGGCTATGGACAACGTAGTGCGATTGATGGTGCAGTAGGGGAGGAGCTGCCACTGACTTAGTATATCAGTGAAAAGCTGGAATACACTGTCTTTTAATGTGCGGCCAACCTTGCGAATGACGAGCAGTTTACGGCGATGCGTCAGTAGTTTGTAAGTCAGTTTTTGTGCGACAAAATGGCTTTTGCCACTGCCTGCACCGCCGTAGAATACATTGTAGCGCTTACTGTAATCGGTTAGATATGGATAATAGGTATCATTAAATAAACGCTTATCGAGAGTCAGATTTATCTGTGGCATTTTGCAGGCTCTCCAATGTGCTGTAAAGCGCTTTCAAATCATCTCGCTTTTGCGACCGCTGAACGAGGTACTGTATCCACTCGGTATCTGTTTTCTTTATATCGCCGCAAACAAGTTTAATCACCCAGTCTATGCCCTTTGACATCCACTGTTCCGCTTCGGCAATTTGCGCTTTAATGCCTGCTATCTTGTCCGCTTTAACCTCTTCTTGCGTTGGCGAGCGCCTACGCACGCAAAACTGTCCATCGACAACAGCATAAAAGCTGTATTTATCTGGCAGAGGTTGGCGAGGGTCAACCTCGACGCTGATGAAGTGAGGTGTATCAAGATTGAAGCCCGTGACGCGGCCTGTATCTGAATCGTAGTTTATCTTAATCATAGTTTGTAATACACCTCTCTGTTATCATACGTGCCACTTAGTAGCAACTGTTGACCGTTGTACACTGCCGCGCTTGCGTCTGCCGCGCTTTTGAAGTAAGTGGCCACATAATACCATCGGTTAGGATTTGCGCCTAAACCATCTTGACACACAATATATAGCGTGTAGACATCGTTATACAGATAAAACAATATACACAGCTCTTTCGCATTGTAGAGGTTAATGTCTGACATATCCTCTGTCTTAATCCATTCGCCACCAGTGGGCACTGTAATATATTGTTCCCAGTTTTGCGCTGTAAGCATGGTATCATTTGCGCCTATATCTGCAAGTTTATATCGAATGATGCATCTACATTGTTTGTTGGCATACTGATAACCCACAATGTACGTTTGGCCTACCCCATTAGAGACAAGGAAAACAATAAGCATCATGCCGTTTGAGACCTGTTGATAACGAACGCTTAGATTGCCGCCGCTATCCATCAGCACGGCAGTCGCAACGCCATCAGCGATTAGTTTGTCAAGCGTCTCTCTGTCGTTGTCGGCCAACGTGATAACTGTTCCTGCATTATCAGTCAAAGCGTGAAGGCTATGGACAACGTAAATATCACTGCCGCCTTGCAGGACAACGTTCGAGGGGGCTGCTGTTGCTGTCATGAAAGCGCGATTTTCGCTTTT